GAGAAATTCGGATGTCAAAACAAAAATTAGAACAGGTACTAGAGTACCTTATTAATGAAGAAGAAGAAAAGGCTCGCGATTTACTACATACAGTATTCGTCGAAAAGGCCCGCGCAATACACGAAACTTTAATCGAAGATGAAGATGAGGATATTGAAGAAGCTCTTGAAGACGATAAAGATGAAGATGAAGTTGATGAGTCAGCCAAATCCAAATGGGAAGATGAGATCAGACAAGATGATGATGCAATTGCAACACATCGTGATGAGATTGCCCAAGAGGAAGACTTCGGTGAAGACGAAGACAATGGCGAAGAAGGAATAGATGATGCCGAAGCAGATCTAGACGATATGATTCCCGGGGGCGACGATGTAGAGCCAGAAGGCGATGCAGAGGAAGCAATCCCAGCGAAATTAGATGATCTAGAAGCCGCAGTAGAAGAACTCAAAGCAGAATTTGATAAGCTAATGGGTGGCGAGGAAGAAGCACCCATGGATGATGAAATGGACGCAGAAATTGGAATGGACGACGAGATGGGTATGGTCGCACCAGAAGAAGAAGCAATCCGTTACGAATCCAAAGAAGACGATGAAGAAAACGTCGACGAAGCAAAAGATGATGATGATGCTGAAGAGTTGGACGAAGCTGCAAGTTTATCCGCAGTCAGTGCGGCCAAGATGGGTGATGACGGTGATGCCAGTGCGAAAAGTACAATTACTGGTGGCAACGTAAAAAGATCCGATCATGGCGTTAAGGCTGTACAATTTGCAAAAGGCGACGAAAAAGGCGGATCAGCAGATAAACCTGCTGAAGGCATGACAACAAATCAAGATGCTAAATTATCAGCTGGACCAAAGGCTGAAACTGGTGATAAGTCCGATAAGAGCGCAGGTAGCGTTGTAAAGGACATTAGGTAAACAAATGACAATGCAACCGTTATTTGAACGTTTAACTTTTAACCAGGCTAAAACTGTAGTCGAATCACGTGACCGTGCAGACGGTACTGGTAAAGATCTCTTTATGAAAGGACTCTTTATCCAGGGTGGTGTTAAGAATCAAAATGAGCGTGTTTATCCCATTAAAGAGATAAGCAAGGCAGTTGATACAATTAACGAACGCTTACAAGAAGGACAAACAGTCCTCGGTGAAGCTGACCATCCTGAAGAATTGACTGTAAACTTAGATCGGGTTAGTCACATTATCGAAGACATGTGGATGGATGGTCCTAATGGGTATGGAAAACTAAAAGTTATCCCAACACCCATGGGGAACATTATATCTACATTACTTGAAAGTGGTGCAAAGTTAGGTGTATCAAGTAGAGGTAGCGGTAACGTAAATGAAAGCGGCGAAGTATCCGATTTTGATATCGTTACTGTAGACATTGTTGCTCAACCTAGTGCGCCTGGAGCATATCCAAAAGCTATAAGAGAAAGCCTATTGAATATGCGAGGCGGGTATCACATGTATAATTTAGCAGACGCAATGATTAATGATAAAAAAGCTCAGAAATACCTTAAAGAAGGTATTATGAAGTTTATTGAGGAATTGAACAAGAAGTAACAGGGAGAACAATATGGCCGAAGCACTTAAGGAATTACTCGAAAGCGATCTTCTTGATGAGGATACGAAGGCCAATATTCAGCAAGCATGGGATGCAAACCTAACCGAAGCACGTGATGCATTAGCAACTGAGCTAAGGGAAGAATTTGCAGACCGATATGAAAACGACAGGAATCAACTTGTCGAAGCAATGGACAATATGCTTACTGATGCCATTCAGACGGAAATTAACGAGTTCGCAGATGATCGTAAGGGTTTAATTGAGGCTCGCATTGCTTATAAACAGCATATGCAAAGTCACAGTGGTGCCCTTAATAGTTTTGTAATGGAAGCATTAAAAAACGAAATCATGGAACTCCGCGAAGATCGAACAAAGCAATTTGATAATTTCAATAAGCTCGAAGGTTTTGTGCTAAAGCAACTTTCTAACGAAATTGCTGAATTCAACGATGATAAAAAGTCTCTCGCTGAAGCAAAAGTTAAACTTATTTCTGAAGGCCGTCAAAAGTTAGACGAAGCAAAGCAAAAATTCATTAAGCGTGCCGCTACAACAATTGAAAAAGTTGTTGAATCAGCACTACGTGGCGAAATGTCACAACTTAAAGAAGATATCAAAGCTGCTCGCGAAAATAACTTTGGTCGACAGATTTTCGAATCTTTTGCTACAGAGTATATGACTTCATATCTCGCAGAAGGCACAGAAATTCGTACACTCAATAAGAAAATTGAGGCACAAGAAAAGAATATTACATCTCTTACTGAATCTAAAGATACATCAGATGTTGAAGTTAAAAAACTTCAAGACAAGATTAGCCGTAATACGGTTATGACAGAACTGCTTACACCTTTAGCAAAAAGTAAAAGAGGTATTATGGAAGAATTACTCGAAAGTGTTCAAACTAAGAACCTTAAAGGTAGTTTTCAAAAATATCTACCAGCTGTACTCAATGAGTCAAATGGTAGTAAAGAAACTTCTAATGTTACACTCACTGAAAGAACCGGTGATAAGGTAACACCTAAAGAAGAAACAAAAGTAACACCAGATACACATGGTAACATTGTGCATCTGAAAAAATTAGCAGGTATTAAATAAGGAGTTATAATAATGGCTGAAAACCTAATGGAAAATAAAAACTGGGATGCCACTAAGGAAGCTCTAATGGAAGGTCTAGAAGGTCAGCGTAAGCAGACCATGGACGTAATCTTAGAGAACACTAAGGGTTACCTTTCAGAAGCCGCGATTGCAGGGACTACACAAGCCGGCAACGTAGCTGCTCTTAATAAGGTAATTCTTCCAGTAATCAGACGTGTAATGCCAACTGTTATTGCAAACGAGTTAATTGGTGTACAACCAATGACTGGTCCAGTTGGTCAAATTCACACACTGCGAGTTCGTTATGCAGATGCATTCAACTCAGCAGGTGGCGTAGATACAGCAGCTGGTGAAGAGGCATTAAGTCCCTTCAAAATTGCAGCTGGTTATTCTGGTAATGCCGCAGACGATAAAGCAAGCTACACAGCAGCTATGGAAGCAGTAGCAGGTAATCGTTTAAGCATCCAGATCATCAAGGAAGTAGTAGAAGCCAAGTCACGAAGGCTCAGCGCACGTTGGACTTTTGAGGCGGCACAAGACGCACAGGCAATGCACGGACTTGATGTAGAAGCAGAGATTTTAGCTGCTCTAGCACAAGAAATTACAACAGAAATCGATCAAGAGGTTCTTGGTTCGCTACGTTCGTTAGCTGGTCAAGATGCAGTTTACAATCAAAGTGGTACCTTTACAGGTACACCACACTTTGTTGGTGATCGACACGCAGTTATGGCAATTCAGATGAACCAACAAGCAAACCTAGTAGCAGCTCGCACACGACGTGGCGCGGCTAACTGGGCAGTTGTTTCACCAGCTGTATTGACAGCACTACAAAGTGCTACAACTTCAGCATTTGCTCGTACAACAGAAGGTACATTTGAAGCACCAACAAACGTTAAGTTTGTAGGTACACTGAATGGCACCATGCGTGTATACGTTGATACATATTACAGTGATGCAGGCTCAGGCGCCGACATTCTGATTGGCTATAAAGGCTCAACAGAAACAGACGCAGCTGCATTCTACTGCCCATACGTACCATTGATGAGCAGTGGTGTAGTAATGGATCCAGCGACATTCGAACCAGTCGTATCATTCCTGACACGATATGGTTATAAGGAGCTAACTAACACAGCGAACTCCTTCGGTAACGCAGGTGACTATGTTTCAGGTATTTCCGTACAGAATCTAGCTTTTCTATAAAATAGTAAAGATAGTTTAT